GACTGGTGCACTGCCAACCTTACTTCCTACACTCTTAGCTCTAATCGGTGGTCTAGCCCCGATTGTATTGACTGGGTTGTTAGGAGGATTATTTGGGAGGGCCATAGCCTGACCCCCGGGTTCGTTGTAGGGCTTCAGCCCTTTCATCCGTTCTTCTTCTGTGACAGCTAACTTAAGGGGTGCTGCAGAGTTGCGGAACAAATCCACATAGCTACCATCATAGCCTGACGCTTTCGCGTTCTCTATAATTTCTCGCCTCTGCTTATTATTCATACCCCGTTTGGTTCTGTGTCACCTTCTACATCAAGCGCTCTCTCTTTCAATGCAATGTCTTTCTGCTTCAGCTCGAAGTCTTTGAGCATTTTCTCTAGGTCAAGTTTGAGCTTGTCCGTCTGATCTCTAGACTCTGCTGCTATGAGCGCTTTCTCTATTTCTACCTGCCTGTCTTTATCTGCTTCAAGTCTCTGCTGGTCAAGCTCCATCTGCTTCTGCTTAGTAGCTTCCTGTGCTTGTACCTGCTGAGTTTTCTGTTGTTCTTCAGCAAGCTTAGCTGCTGCGTCCTCAGCCTGCTTGATCTTATCCTTGATGCCTGCGTAGTTCTCAGTATCGAACAAGTCCATAACTGCGGATGCAGGTGTACCGTTCTGAATCATAGACTGAGACAATGCCTTGGCTTGGTCAAGCTTATCCTGATCTCTACCAGAGTCAGATACGAATATTCCATATTCGCTCTCCATGTGCTCCAAGGTCTCAATGTCAATCATCTCGATTGTCTGGTCCGGCATGACATACATCGCCTTCTTTCCAGTAAGCCAAGCTTCCTTAGAGTAATCCAAAAGGCCTTGGAGTTCTCTTTGCTCAAACCTTGCGAATTTGCGGAAAAGATCTTCAGTAATGTGCGATGACTGAACGATTGCTTGTTGGGATGCTGCTTTGCCTTCATAGGGTCCTATGCCGCCTTGGCGTTGTCTGTTTACACCTGATATCTTCTCCCACTCCTGCATGATAGACTCAAGCAGCTGCAGATACTGTGAGATAGTCTTGATAGACATATCTAGTACTGACTGGTGTTGTGGTGAGAGTTGGATACCTTCCTTATTGTAATCTACCCAGGCAATGCCTGTACCCTCGACGAAGTACATGAACTTATCCATGTCCCACTTCTTGGGTATCATATTGATATCGAACTGAGCTATGATGTCCTTGCTTCGTGCAATGGCAAGCTCCATGCGATACTTGAATATGTTGTAGTTAAGCTGAAAGGGGATGCCAAGTGATACAAGAGAAATGTTGTCGGCGTTGATGTCAGAATACTTCCGCCCATTTATAGGAAGCTTACACACCGACGGGTTATCAAGTGATGTACGTTGATTAGCTATGGGATTGATATTGATGTAGAACCGCCCGTCTATCCTGGTTCCTTCCCATACTTCGTTAACCCACTCGTATCTTACTTTGGCACCCCCAGCCCTCGCCTCTGCGGGAAGTCTAAATCCTTCCTCTACCTCTACTTCTTCTGGCTCTCCTGTTAGTGGGTCTACATATGTCAGGAAGCCAATACGCTTTCGACTCTTCCAGTACACTGTAATGCACTCTACCAGTCTGTTTCTGTAGATGTTCTCGTCGCTACCCGTAGACTCTGCTCTGTATAGCAGGTACGAGTCAGCAGATGCTTTCTGTGGATTCTCAAGCTCCAGTATCTGTTCGTCAGTCAAGAACTCCCCAAAGATGTCAATGACTGAGGATGCGTGTGCATACTTACGTGTCATTGCCCAGTCCCCATCTTCTACGAACTCCAAGTCTGGATCTTTGTCATAGTCAATGTCAAGCGGGTTGAGTATCTCGTAGAACGGCTCTTTGCGTCTTACTCCTTTGTGTGAGTATACCTCACCAGATATCAGATAGTGGAAGAAGCCCTTTTGGAACTTGTGGTAGATCTCCTCATTCTGCATGATGTAGTTGATCGCTGCCTGTCCCTTGATGGCTCTTCTATCTTTGTAGTTCCGCTCAAAGTCTTGCATGACCTTGGGTGGCTTCTTTGGATCAGGCTCTTCCCCTGCAAGTGCATCCTGGAATATCTGTGATGCCTGCTCTATCAGCTTCTTGTTCTTCTCCTCTTCCTTCAGAGATATAGCATCTGCATTCTTCACTGTCACTGTGTAGTTCAGTGGACGCTTTGCTTTCTCCCCGAGCAACAGATCAATGATAGGCTTTATGATGGGGTAGTTACGCAGCTTTGATGGGAAGTTACTACGCGTCTTTCCGTATGGCTTAAGGACATATCTATAGTCCTGCTCATCGATAACACCGTTGTAGTAGTCGTACAGGGACTTCAGATACGTTCTACGTTCTGTCATCCCAAACTTGGACAGATTGATAAATGCTTCTACGCACTCTTCTCTCCACTTCTTATTTTTCTTAGACAGCGGTAACCGCTGCCTGGGTATCTGGGCCTGTCCGTACATCGTTACAAATTTACTTATAGATTTGGTCGAACCAGCTATCTGCAGACCTATCATTGACGATTTCCGTCACCTCTTTATTATATAACTCTCGCGTGTGGTACATCCCAACCATAAACGCCATAACTCGGTCAAAGTTGCCTCTGTGATTGAACTTGATAAGTTCCTGCAATAACGCTGGATCGTAGATTTTATGCAGGTTTAGGGTGACATTCCCATCCTCATCAGTGTGTCTTGGTGTGATCAGCCAGTCGCGTATGTATAGCTCACCTTGTCGCTTACGCTGTTCGGTCATGTGCATGCCGTACTGACGTCTCACATTTCTGGATCTTAGTTCTCTTTTGTCCAGCATTTCAAACTCTTCCTGTAGCTTATGTAGTTTGCGATATCTTTTCGCGTAAGCAATAAGCTCGCCACGATCGTTCTCGAACCCAATCTTGGCGTTGTAGTAGTCTGCCAACATAAATAGATTGCGGTTGTATTCATCCTGTGTTTGTGGTCTCCCGACATAGCTAGCTACAATTATATCATCCGGCTTGGATAGATTATTGGGTCGTTTTATTACGTATGCTGCTCCGAGTGACTCATTGCTGGTAGACTTAGACTGTGCATACGGGTCATGGCATATAAGGTACAAATTATGCGGTACTTCTCCCTCCTTTGTTGTGTATGGAGATTGATATACTACTACTCCCCCTTCTGTTTTGTCCCCTTTCCTGTGAGGGAACTTATATACCGGATGTACTTCGCTAGATGCTCTGAACTGGACCTTTGACTCTTTGTCGTAGTAGAGGACGCCTGCTGTTCCTTCTGTCTGTAGATCATGTGCTTTAACTTTGTTATACTGCTCCTTAAGCGAATTAACATCGAATAGATTGGCCGTGACTTGTAGCGTTGCTTCTTGCGGTGTAAACGGGTGCTCCGCGACGTACTGGTCAAGCGCCTTTGGGTCATTAGCTCCCTTCTTCTTCTCCCTCTGTATCTCTTCATGCTCTTTAGCTTTGTCTTTCAACGAGTTACCGTTGTCGTCTATAAACCCATCTAGGTTTTGGTATATAGGTACAAAGTAGCCACATGTAGTTCCCATAGCTCCTGCATCCCATTCGTTGTCGAATGCCATACAGTCGTACGACTCTGGGTGGTAGAATAGTTCCTCCATACCGTCAAAGCCTGAGCCCTCCTCACCGCCTGTACCAAACGCTATCATGGTACCGAGTGTTTTAGAACCCTGACGCATAGTAGGCATAGCTACCTCCCAAGCTTTCAGTAGACCACCAAATGAACCTGCCTCTTCAAAGAATATGAGATCACCCGCTTTACCACGGACTTTGTCTGGGTTGTCTTTCAGAGATACCCCTATGATTTGGGACTTCATCCCAAGCTCTACATCTGCTCCGTTGACATTCTTCTTGTACCCTGATTGCTTGTGCATTTCACGGTCTCGCAGTCTTGGTTGTGTCCAGGCTGTATTGTCATCGATGAATGATAGGAAGTCCCACGCCTTGCTCAGAAGTCCGTCACCGATCAGGTATTCTTTCTGTGATGCAAAGACATAGTTCTTCGAGTTACGCATTAGGAAATAGTTCCTAGCTAGCATAGCCCCAGCTTTGTACGAGAAGCCCTTACGGCGTGCCTTAAGCACAACCATATGCTTATTTGTTTTTCTGCACTCGTCTACCGCAGTGAAGTACTCGTGGTCTCCGTCGTAGAAGGCAGGAAATGTTCTGTCTCTTCGGGCGATCTTGGTACCGTCTGCTAGGTATGAGTCTACGACTCGGTCTATAGGGCAGAAGTTTAGGTAGAAATAGTGGTAGCCCGTTATGTCTAAGTATCCCTGCAAGCATCTTTCTCTTTGTTCGTCCCAGTAGTCATAGTATTCCCTTGTACCTGGTATGGCATCCGTGTAGAAACCAAAGTCCAGATAGTGCTGTGCGGCTGGTGAATACTTGACACTGTCTTTAAACATTACTGTGAGTACTTGTTGGTTACAACCCCACCTCTATTTGGGTTGTCCTTTTGCTCATGCCGCTTGACTATCTCCTCCAGCTCTTCTAGACCATTGACCACCTTTGCCATGTTTGCAAGGTTGGAGATCAGGTCCTTTGCGTGGTAGATAGGTTTGCCATTGTCATCTAGAACATTCAGGTTTATTGTAGCAAAGTATTTCTCTAGTTTAGTTACAGAACTACGTGCAGACTTTAGCAGTTTAACTGCGGATGTCTCTGATAGTTCCTTATACTTGTCTATCGCTCCCTTCATTTTAGGGGAGAACTTAACCTTCAAGTCTTGACCTATTTTCTCAACCCTTTCACTCTCGTCGTACACAGCGTACGGGGAGCGGTGATCCGTGTAGAAGTACACAGCCCCCAACTCTTGGGATTTCAATCCTTTGAATTCGTTGATGGTGAGTGCGTAAGCGCTTGGAACAACTACGTTGTTGCTTACAGTTATCAGGTCTCTCATTAAACGTCAGATGCCACGTGGAATGTTACAACGTCCCCCCATGTAGTACCAGAGCAATTGGCCTCAGTACCTGCATTCTCTGGGGTACATAGATACTGACGTGTGTCACTGCCCTTGATGTTGAAGGCATGATTCCTAACATCGTCCCCAAATATCTCGATGATTTTGACGATGCCTGTCTTCTCTGCATAGATGTTAGTCATAACGTTTCTAATCACAGTGCCCAGAACAGATGCGTCTGTGAACTTTATTACGACGTAGTCTATATCTACATCACCTCCGTCATCTGGTTGACTTTCATTTTTCATCCCATCGAAGTGGAAGTATACACAACCACCACAGCCCCCAAACCCTCTGCTGATTCCACGTAGCTTAGAGAATGGGTACCATACTTGGTCGAAGTTCCTATCCTGGAAGTAAAGAAGTTTATCCATTGTTCAGATATTTTAGTCGGCCTGGTAGTACGTGAAACTTCCCTAGGTATGGGAGTCTTACTGGTTCAAACTTTCCTGCCTTTATTGTATCAGATACGTATTTAAACTGGTAGAACACAGCCTCCTCAACCTTATTCAGTGGTAGGTTGTATTTCGTCGCCAGCTTCTGAATTATTACTTTGGTCGTCATCTGTCTTGAGCTTGATATTTTTACCCCCCTTCCCTATTTGTATAGGGTCCCACCTTTGTGGGTCATCTGGGCATTTTGCCGTAGCCCATCTTGCCTTGTGCTCTATCAAGCACCCACACAGTCCACATCGATCAATCTTCTCTTTCAGGTGTGGACATTTTGCACATGCCTCTACTCTCTTCTTGTACTCTGTTGTTGTTACATGAGGAGCTCCAGCCTCTGCAAAATTCTTGACTTCTTTAGCGAAGTCTTTCAGCATCTTGAATGTTGACTTCATCTTACTATCTGTATTTCTGTAGTGTTTTCCAGTACCGGGGTAAGCTTGTACCCGTCTGGTGTGCTCAATATAGCACCTTTATCTTTTAGCCGCTTGACATAGTTATTGAGTGTACTATAATCCTGTATGCCCAGCTTATCTGCTACTGCTCTTTTGTTATCGGCAGAGCATAGATTCATGGTAGTCGATGCGTCGACCAGATGAGACAGCACTAGCAATTCTTTATCGGTCAACTCAAAGATACCGTTGAATACCTGCAGGTACTTGTACGTAGTATCTGCTGCTATCTTAATCTTCATCTTTGAATATTATTTTGGCCCTCCCATCTTCTATTGTAATTCTACATGTTTGGGATTGCCTGTTAAACTCATCTAAGTACTCTTGGATATGCTCCCTTGTGCACATGAAGGACAGAAACACTTCGAGCTCTTTTGCAGCTCGTGTGAGTCTGGACTTGCGATCCTCCACTACTGTGGATTCGTTGCGTAGCTTATCAAAGTCCTTTATAGATATGGTCACGCTTCCCGTCATTCTGGGAGAATACCACAGATTGAGAACTCATTAACCATAACGCACTGCATATTGTCTATCTCTACGATGAGACCTTCAGTAGATGGGTGCACCATAACAGTGTCTCCCTCCTTGACCATTTCGCATTTTGGTCCGGCAGCAAGTACTTTGAGTATGTTTGAACGTAAAGAGTTAGCTGCCTGATCCAGCAGTTCTATTCCTGACTCTGTTTTGTCTTTACGTGACATGGGGAGTACAATCCAGTCACGGGTGGGTTGGAAGTTTAGCTTTGCCATAATGTTTGATTTTACAGCAAATATATAAAAGATTTGGTTACACCCAATCCTCCAACTCTGGAAATATAGATATTAGGTATTCTAAGTCTGCTGGTTGAGTCTTATGGGTATGGTTGTGCATATCCTCACCAGTCTTTATATCCAATGCAGCATCGAACTCTTTGTAGGATATAACTTCTATCTTATTTCTACCCACCATTCTATTACTCATAGCGTCTAGTCCGCTGTTCTCCTGTAATCTATGTACAAACTTACCAGTCTCTCCTATGGTTTCCCACAGGTCTCTTCTAGCACCTCTTCCTAGGTTGCTTATCTTCCATGGTCTTCTTGTGTAGTAGTACGTGCAGGTCTCGTGATTCTGGTGTAGCGATATGAAGTTCCTGAGCCCAAAGAACTCCTTACCCTCTTTTGCTGCTTCTATCCATGCTTCTAGATATTGATCGGATAGCAGATTGTTGCTCCCCATCTCTAGTAGATAATCCCACTCGTAATCGAGTGTGTGCAGCATTGCGTTGTTGTACTTTGTAGCTACAGGGAAGTTGGGTTCTTCTAGGACATGGTAGTTCCTGAGTATTCCTCTAGCTGTGTGATCTGGTTCGGATGATGTGATGAGTACCTCTGATTCTATACCGGCCTCATCTAGCCTCTTTTGGATACGGTCAAAGCCTTTGAAGGCAAGCTCTGTAACCTCGGGTCTCTTCCACACTAGCGTGTGTATAAGTACTTTCATAGTATGTCTTTGAACTTCTCGCTAACTTTGAAGCTTGGGCATGCTTTGGATGCATACTCGTTATGCCCATGCAAGGTAAGGTGTTTATCCCAAACCATCCGCAGTGAGTATATCAGTTCCCTCAGTGACTCTTCTTGACACTTATACATTGTGTCCTTGGGGTTCATGTCTTTATCCATACCCCCGACATAGCATATACCTATAGAGTCTACGTTGTGTCCTCTTACGTGTGCTCCTGGAACATCGAGAGGCCTACCGCTTTCTATCTCCCCGTTCAGTTTGATGACATAGTGATAGCCGATATCCGTCCACCCTCTTTCTTCTACGTGCCACTTCTTAATTGTATCTGCGTCTATATCTCTACCCTCTGGCGTTGCTGAGCAATGTATGA